AACGTCCGGATCAGCTCGGCGCCCATGCGGACCATGCCCTCCTGGACTTTGACTTGCCGCGCGTCCGTCGCGCGCTCGAGCTGCGTCGCCGAGAGCTTGCGGACGATGACGGAGTTCTGCCCCACTTCGACGGCCTTCGTGGTCTTCGATGCGAACATGACGGCTCCTTTCGATGGGCGACCGGCGGACGCCCCGGGCGGATTCCCGGGGCGCAGCCAGGGCGCCGTGGTCAGGTACGTTACACGTCGGCGGCGACGCCTGCCGTGGGCCTGAGCCTCGCCATCCAGCGCGTCAGCGCGTTGCGGTCGGCCGTACGCCGGTACGAGATCAGGTAGGTCTCGAACACCGTCGCGCGGCTCGACTTCCACGTGATCTTGAGCGTCCTGGTCGCCGTCGACGGCGACTCGGGGACGCGGCCGCGGAACAGCGCGTCGGGGCCCACGGTCGCCGCGTCGTCGTAGAGGCCACCGATCTCGATGTCGCCGATCCGGCCGACGCCGATCGGCAGGCTCTCTTCCCAGGAGTCGCCGAAGCTGTGCGTCTCCTCGATGATGCTCTCGACGTCGACGTCGTTGATGGTCTGGACATACTGCGTGATGTCGGTGGGCGTGCCTCCCACTTCGTCGTATTCGATAATCGTGCCCGCAGGCGTCGCCTTCGCCATGTTCTACTCCTTTTTCCAGCGGTCCAACATGCGTCTGAGCCCGACGGCGAGGCGCAGGACCTTGCGCGCCTCCCGGACTTCCCCGTCTTCCACCGCGTCCGCGACGGCGCGGTACGCAAACCTCTCGACTACCCGCACGGCCTGCCTCGCCTGCTCTGCTCGCGCCGCGTCATCCACGTCAGCCTCGCGACAGGGCAACGAAGAAGTTGATGCTCTGCCCGGCGCCAGCTCCGTTGAAGAGCCAAGATACGGCGGCGTGCTGCTCGACGGTGCCCGCGACGGTGACGCGCTCGCTGGCCCCGGCGGCCGAGACGTTCGCGAACGTCGCGAAGTCGCCGTACGTGATGTCGTCAGAAGAGTCCCGGACCTTGATCGTGACGTCCGTGTAGCCGCCGAGAGTCAGCGCCGTGACGTGCAGGTCCGCGGTGCCGCCGCCCGCGGACGAGCCGCCGTTGTTCACGGAATCCGCGCCCTCGGTGTTCCCGGACGCCGCGGTCTCGGCCGTGCCGTGGCCGTGTAGGACCTTGGCGTCCAGGGCGGCGCCGGTGATCGTATGGAGCGCGTGCGCCTTGGTCAGGCCGTCGCGCGCCGACATCCGCTTGTAGGTCCCGGCGTAGGTGCCATTGTAGAGCCGACAGTTCTTTCCCGGGGTCGCGGCCTCGAAGCCGATGGCGAGCAACTGGACGGTTGACGCGGGCGTCAGCGGCGACGTCCCGACCTTGAACGTCTCGTCGGGGCCGAGGGCGGAATCATCGTAGAGACCTCCGGCGAGCTCGAACGTGACGCGGCCGATACCCACGGGGAGGCTCTCCTCCCAGGAGTCGCCGAGGCTGTGCGTCTCCTCGAGGATCTGCTCATGGACCTCATCCATGGTGTACGAGTGCGGCGTCAGGTTATTGCCGCTCACGAGTACGAATGCGCTAGCCGGCCCGAACTTGCTCACAGGTCACCCTCTTCCTCGAGCGGCTCGATGATCCCCGCGTCTACGAACCTCGGCGCCGCCGCGTCCGAGACCTCGACGATGTCGCCAGGGTACCGCGGCACGATCGGGCCATCGCCCGGGCGCCCTGATTCCCGCTGGTATAGCCCGACCGTCAGTACCTGGTAGAGCGCCATTCAATCCCGTCCTTCCTTGACGACGCGATGACAGCGCCCGCACGTCACGATCCGCCAGCCGCCGAACCCGTTGGACGTCTCGAGCTTCTGCGACCCACATTCCGGACAGCGGTCAACCGCGGGCCGGCCGTCGGGTGCCACAAGTTCCTGGCTCATGAGGGCTCCTTTTCGCAGAGGAACGACACGGCGAAGACCGTGCGGTCCTGCTCATCCGTCTCCAGCTCGAACGGCGCCGACTGCGGGCGGCAGATCAAGTATTCGGTACCACCTAACGCTTCGCCTTGGACGCCGGCGAGCGCGCGATACGCGAGTTCGATCTGCGACCTCGGGCCGTCGTAATCCCGCGCGCCGCCGCGGGCCCGGATCTGGATCCCCACCGTCTCATGCTGAACGCCGTCGACGCCGAACCCGAGGTCTGCGCGGCCCGCGTAGTCGCGGACGACGATCACGCTATCGGGGTCCTCCGGCATCTTGCCGACGCGTACCTCGTAGGTGACGCCGGCGACGCCCTCGAGGAAGTCCGCGACCTCGTCCACGGTGAGCGCCATCAGAGCGACCCCCATTTGTCGCCGAGGCGCTTCCCGACGTTCGTCGCGAATTCCGGTTGATAGGCGAGCACCGCGGACTCCAGAAACTTGGCCTGCCCCACCTTGTGGTAGGCGTCGAGGTTCTCATGGACGTAGAGCGCGTAGGGCGCCGCGGGGCCGCCGACGACGATATCGACGACGAGCGAGCCGCCGCGCCACTCCGGGCGCTTCGTCTCGTGGCTGGCACGAAGTGCCCCGGTCAGGACCGGCGTCAATTGCATCGAGAGCCGCTGGACGACTAGCGCCTCCTGGTAGACGGCGACCTCGAGCTCCTTCTTCGCACGTGCCAGGATCTCTTGTAGGCGCAGCGCCATCTGTTCCACGCCCTCGAGTGCCATCAGCCCAACCAGACCTCAAAAAGGTAAGGGGCGCCCGTCAGCGTATCGGGGTCGACGATGCCCTCGACGTTGAGCACCGGGCCCGTCGTGCCATCGGGGAGCACGAACTTGTCCCGCGGATCAATCGGTTCCCGGCGATCCGCCGCGCCATTCGCCTCGATAAGCCGCGGGAACGTCAGCTTCGTGTTCACGGAGATGACGCGGCCGTCAGCGGCCCGGATAAGCCGCTGCTTGCGCTCGACGATCGCCTGACGAACGATGAGCGCCGCGAACTCGGGCTCACCCTTGCGGTTCTCCGAGATCCATGCATGGTGCTCTACCGGCGCCTGGAGCGTCGCGGTAACGGAGTCCGCGACGGCGACTCCGGCGCGTACGATATCGGCAAAGCCAGCCATGTCAGGCCCTCAGCAGCGGCCGCATCCCGCGATTGGCGAGCCACCCCCACCACGAGGGGATCAGCGCGAGCACGGCGTCGGGCACCGGCCGCGCCGTCGCCGAGTCCTTGAACTCCAGGGAGATGGGACCCGCGATGAGCGAGCGCAAGCCCTTGGTCTCGACGTCGTAGTCTGCCGAGCGGTTGCCGGCGATAAGCTGCCGCGCGTACTCTGACACGGCGTTCTTGATCTCGGGCGGCACCACGTCATTGTCGTAATAGTCGATGCCGCCGCGCTTGAGGATCGAGGACCGCGGCCACTGGAGCGCCTGGTCCTGGGACGTCGGGAACGACACCCATTCGAAGCGCGCTTCTATCTCGCGCGTCGCGTGGATCAGCGCTATGGTCTTGGTGTCCGTGGACGCCGATGTCCAATCCGTACTGTACAAGTGCGATTCGTGGTATGTCGTGGCCTCGGCCACAGTGCAATACGAATTCGCGTTCGAGGCGCCGGACGTGGCGACGAGGACCGGGACGGCCATCAGTCGAATACTCCCACCAGCTCGACGCTCGACGCCCCCGTGTACGTGCCGACGACGATGAGTTTGACGCGCGCGCGGTCGCCCAGAACACCCTGGATGATCGTGTTGTCCGTCAGCGTCCCGTCCGTGGGCGTGAACGCCTGGGACGCCGGGGCGATCGAGCGGTTGACGGCACTCACCTTGTTCGCCGCCGTCGTCGCGAACGCGAACGACGCAATGTCGAACCACGAGGCCCCGCCATCGAGGCTCGTCTGCACATAGGCTTTCGCCGAGGTGCCGCCGGCGCCGTAGAGGAACTTGGCCTCGAGCGAGAGCACGTGGCCGTCTCGGGGTACCGGCACCTCTTGGGACACCGTGGTCCCCGACGCCGCGATCGTATAGGCGGGCAGGAGCCCGATCTTACGGTTGGGCTGGATCTCGGCCATCTACTTCTCCTCCTCGAGCTTCTCGAACACCGCGAGATGCGCCAAGGTCAGCGCCTCGTCGCGGTCCAACTTCTTGATCGCGGCGAGCACGATGTCGCGCGCGGAGCGACTGATCTTGAATTCCCGCGACTGCGCCGCGTCGGACTTCCAGCGGACGACCGACCCCTCATACTGGAACGCGAGGGCCTGGTTCTCGTCATCGGTGAACCCGACGTCGTGCTGAAGGTCGCGCACGACCCGCAGCGTCGCGAGATTCCCCGACGCGCGAGACAAAACGTCCAGCAGGAGCAGGCGTTCGGCGACGTCGAGCAGCATTCACTTCTCCTCTGAAGGCGGGGCGGCGGCCACGCGGCGGCCGCCCCGCGAGAAAGGGTTTAGCTTAGGGCGTCGAAGTAGGGCACGTAGACGATCGTGCTCCCGACCTCGAACTGGATGGAGCCCGTCGAGTTGCCTCCGAACTTCGCCGCCTGCACCGCGGCCGCGACCGGGGGCGATCCCGAGTCCTCGAACCGCGCGAGCGCCGTCCAGCCCCCGGACGTCGTCTTGAACCCGATGGCCGCGCGCGGCACACTACCACCAGCCGTGATGAAGAGCACGTACTCCGTGCCCTGGACCGCGCCGCCGGCGCCGAGCTGGCTGTCGAGCCAGAGGACGCAGAGCTTCGACCCCGAGGCGGGGACCGCCGAGTTGCCGTAGAGCTTCATCCACGAGCACGCGCCGTCCGCGACCGCGGCCGCGCCGCCGGCCGACAGCGTGGAGCCCGTCTCCAGGTTGAGGTGCTGTTCCGTCGTGTGCGCCGAAGCCGTGGTACCGCCGGAGTGCAAGTCCAGGGTGAAGTGGTCGCCGACGACACCGGCCGCGCCGGCGCCCGCGAGTCCGAGGCTGCGGAACGACTGGTAGGTGAACGACGTCCCGGCCTGCCGCGTGTGCATGCTGACCTGCGACTGCCCGGAATCGGAGGGGCACGCGAGCTTGGAGCCGTAGCTCCCGGCCTTGATGAGCGTGCGGCCGGCGACGCGCGCGAACTTGCTGAAGTCGATTGCCGCGGTCTTCGCGAAGTCGCGGCCCGAGGGGTAGAGACGAGGGTCCATGTGCGTTTCCTTTCTGTGTCGCGGGAGCGGCCCGAAGGCCGCCCCCGCGCGTCAGTTATGGAACTACCCGGCGAGACGGACGCCCAGCTCGGGGCGGATCACCGACGCGCCATATAGCGCGTCGAAGCTCCACTGGAGCTGCTTGTGCTGCCGCGTGACCTCGAGGCGCAGGCTCAAGCCCGACTCCTCGTCGACCGCCGTCACCGGCGCCAGGACACCCGAGATGCCGGCCGCGTCGTTGAGCGGCGCCATCGCGAACGCGATCGCGTCGCGGTGGATCAGGAGGTTGACCTTGTGGGTCGCCTTGTTGGTCACCGTCTCGGTCGAGGACTTCGCGGTCACGAGGTTGGGGCTCACGGTAATGGCCGTGGTCGGCGCCGTACCCGTGGCCGTCAACACCACGTACGTCTGGGTGTCGGCACCCGAGAACGTGATGATGTCGCCGACGAGCAGCGACCCGGTGCCGCCCGTGAGGTTGACCGTCGCCTGGCCCGCGGCGTTCGTGCCCGTGGTCGTCCCGGTGTCATTCCAGGTCCCCGCCGTGTGCGTCGGCACGTTCTGGGTCATGGCCCAGAGGGCGCCCAGCTTCCGGCCGATCTGGCCGTTGACGATCACATCGGCGCCGCCGCCGAAGCTCGCATCCTGGAACGCACGGAGACCGAGCGCGTTGGCCTCGGCGTCGGTGTCGATCAGCATGTACCGGGGGTCCCTGGGCATGAGCTGGTCGTTCGCGGCCTTGCGGGCGTCGAGGTACTCGGAGAGGTCGGTGGCGAACGGCACGGTGCCCGCGACTCCGGCGTAGCCGTAGAACTTCTTGTACTTGCCCCACAGGAAGTTGTCGATCCCGTTGGCCAGGGCCTTGATGGCCTCGCTCGCCTGCATCGGGATGATCCCGGCCGCGACCTGGGCGAGGCCCTTGTCGTCGATCGCGAAGGGCGCCTCCTCCCACTCGGAGAGCGTGACGGCGACGCTCGTGGGCGTCACCGCGGTAACCGCGGGCGGCACGACGTCGGGGGCCACGGTTCGCGTCGCGACCGCGGCGGGGACCGAGACGTTGACGGTGGAACCGCGCGAGGAGCCGACGATCAAACCCTCGTAGTTGCGATTGACGAGCTTGGTGAGGACGATCTGCTCTCGCAGGGCGTTGAGCCCCATGGCGACGAGCGTCTGGAGAATGTTGGTGGTGACGAGTGCTCCGGCCATCTAGAAACTCCTTCAAGAAGAACGGCTTATTTTTGTTGGAGCCCCCGAGGGCCCTGCTGCCGACCCG